TATAGTACGTCCAAGGAATTGCTCGGAAGAATCACAATGGCGATAGTGAGAAAAAACTGGGATGCGGAAAAGATACACAGGATTACGAACAGACAGCCATCTGCACAGTTCTTTGACCCTGATCTCTCACGGCATGACGTGGAAGTTACAGAAGGCTTGTTGACGGACTCGCAGAAACAGATGCACTTCATGCAGTTGCTTGGCATGAAGAGGGCTGGAGTTAAAATTCCAGACTCTGCAATTATACAGGCATCCAACCTTGAGAGGAAGGACGAACTGGCAAAGATAGTAGAAGGTCAGGCAAAAATGGCTACACAGTCGCAGCAGATTCAGGATCAGGTAAATCAGGCAGCGATAGAATCAACAAAGGCAAAGGCATTTAAAGATGCCAGTACTGTTGAAGTTAATAAATCGAAGGCTAATCTTAATGAGATACTCGGAATTAAGGCTGCTTCGGAGATCGAAATAAACAAGGTTGCAACTGCGATGTCTATTGCAAAGGAAATCGATGAAATAACGAAGCCAGAAGAACAGAAACAATTAGTGACACAGAGATGAAAAAGTATTTTGACAAATTTGGAACTCTGAGAAATATTTCAGATACTATACCTGATGTAATCAAAGAACATAATTCTGCAAGGGTTGAAACTATATCACATGGAGGTATAGGGCTGTTGATGCAGTCAATGATTGCAAGGGCTAAAGGTAATGTCAGGGTATACCCAGACATGACTGGGAACAGGGGGTTTACCGTTAAGAAGGAGAATGTATGCTGACCTTTCACGAAGCACGAAACGAGATGACCCTTGACCTGCAGAAGTCGATGGAAAAGGTCGTTAACAGAAAGAAAAGCGATCCAAACTATTACATTCTTATAGCAGCGCAGGTAGATAATTGGAATTCCGACGTAATTAACAATAAAATTATACTGCTCAAGGAAAAAGATAAGCCCAAGGCTCCGATGATAGGGACGATACTCTACCATGTTGACAACAACAAGGGGGAGCTGGTGAGGATCTGGGTGTTTCCGAGAGATGTTATGCAGCCAGACATGACCATAAACAAAGTTGGTGATTTTTCCGATGAAATTTTTCACATGGGGAAAGCTCCGAATAAATGATGAATTTTAAAGCGATTGAGTCCCCTTCCGTAAAAAGAAGGGAAGGGCTTGTTGATAATAAGATGTTCAGCAGGAAACAACGACGCTACCTCAGGACGTTGGCTCTTAAACGGAAAAAAAAGAAGTAACCTATTGTTCACCTCCGTGATCATAGGATAGGCAGTAAAAAGGCACAGGCTTGCGGGAGCCCGTACTTCCAATTCCTGTGTTTTTTTTTACTGCTATAGATTATGCAAGACCCTTGACGAAGGGCATTGTTGTAAATCAAAGGGCGTAAGAAAGCCGTGCCGCCTACGGCAACAAAAACCTTTTTTAAAAAGGATAAAGCTATGAAAGAGTTTGAAGAAGTAGTTGATGATAGTGAGCTGCATTTTACTGATGGTGGTGAAGACACAGGTGCTGCGGTGGCTGACCCAGTTGAGGATCCAGAGGATGCAAACGGCAACCAGAAGGATCCTGCTGCAGGTCGGGACCCTGCGGAGCCAAAAGAGGAGATGGTTCCCCTCTCTGCGCTCAAAAGCGAGAGGATGATAAGGCAGAATGCCGAACAGAATCTCCAGATTATGAACGATACCATTAAGGCTTTTCGTGCTACGGACAATGATGGAACGTCGCCAAAAGATATGGGTGACGTAACTGATGACACCGTAATCACGGGGAGGGAGCTGAGAGATATCGTTGGTAAGATAGAGAACAAGTTCGAACAGCAACTCTCTGCTATAGGAGCGCAGAACTCAACAGAAACCGCTTTGCTACAGGTAAAGGCACAGTATCCAGACTACGATGATGTTATTAATACTAATTTAATAAATGTACTCGAAGCTCAACCACAGATGAAGCAGGCTCTGTCTGAAGCCTCTGAAAGGTTCAGACCTTTACTGGCTTATAACATTGCAACACTTGACCCAGCTTATGTAAAAAGAACAACTACGAACAAGGTCAGGAATAAGATTCAAAAGAACGCAAAAACTCCTGCGTCAGTGAATGCTACGGGAGGTGCTGCGGACGACACGGATCTGGCAAGGGTTATAGCCAATGAATCACAGGCGGACTTCAATAAACGAGTCGAAGCAGTGAAGCGCAAGGCAGCTCAATGAGTATGAACAAGGAGACTAACAGTGGCGATTACTACGACATCAGAAGTGGATCCAGCGGTATCCACATATTATGACAGGATACTGCTGGAACGTGCATTACCGTTCCTCATTCATGATATGTTTGCGGAACAAAGGGATATTCCCGCCAAGAGCGGTAATACCATTAAGTTCAGGCGGTACAGTGCGCTGACAACAGCTACTACGCCTTTAACAGAAGGTCAGACTCCTAACGGTCAGAAGCTTGCGAAGACTGACTTGACGGCAACTATAGCCTTCTATGGTGACTTCGTTACTATAACCGATGTCATCGACTTGACAGTCGAAGACCCAGTCCTTACCGTTGAAGCAGAGCTTCTGGGTGAACAGGCTGGTGAGACCCGAGACGAGCTTACAAAGGATATGCTGTCTGCAACGGCATCCCTTACACAGGCGACTCAGGGTGCAAACGGCAGCACTCCGACAGAAATCAACAAGACTGACATCCAGACCGTCGTGCAGACGCTGCTCGGCAACAAGGCGAAGATGTTGAGATCTGTTGTAACTGCAAGCCGTGGGGTCGGAACCACTCCAGTACGAGCAGCGTTCTGGGGTACTATGCACAGTGATATCATCACTCCCGATCTCGAAGACGTACAGGAGTTTATTCCAACTGCGAAGTACCCAGCACAGAGTACTGTACTGGAATCGGAGTGGGGTTCAACTGGCAATGTAAGGTGGGTGTACTCAACCAATGCCGAGAAGACTTCTGGATCACCTGATACATACGACCTTAATATCATCGGCAGAAATGCTTATGCTATTACTTCTATTACAGGAGGAACTCTCAAGAACATCGTCAAGAACTTCGGTGATGGTGATGATCCTTTAAACCAGAGAGCAACTTCTGGCTGGAAGTTTGCGTATGTATCGAGAATCCTGAACGATAGTTTCATGCATATCCTTCAGGTCTCAAAGGCGTAAACAGTTTCAAGATGTAAATTATATAGCCAATAGGTAACCTTTTAGATGGGAGTTAAACAATGGGCTTAGTCCAAATGAAGTCAGGCAAGATTACCGCTACAGCAACAGAAGCCAGTGACGGTAAGAATGTAGATTGCGGGTTCATACCAGAACTCGTAATAATTTTCAATGAAGACGTTGCAGATGGTGAAGACGGTCTTCTGATTCGGTTCGGAGGGATGGCTGCTGCACAGTCTGCCAAGATTGTCCGCTTGGATAACGATGGTGGCGGTGATAATGTAAACCTTGTTGACGAGACCACCAACGGTCTCTCAGATTACAATACAGGGTCTACGGCTGCCGCTTCGTCTACCTTAACGGGTACGTCAACATCTACTGCAGGATCAGCAACTCTGGCGGGAACAGGAGGCGCAGTGTATTCCACTGAACTTTCAGTTGGAGACATCATTGAAGTCGGGTCGGAAAAGAGAAGGGTAACTGCAATTGCAAGTAACTCTTCCCTGACAGTTGATTCGGCATTCCGTGTAGCTGCTGCCGATACCTCTGCCACGAAGTTCGCAGCAGGTGCGTTGGTAACAAGAAGTGGTTTTAAGGGATTTACAATTCCTTCTAACTTTATCACGGCAACAAGTGACGTACTTCACTTTGCAGCATTCGGAACACAGTTTGAAGCTTAAAGCTTAATTTCTGGTGCAGGGAGATGAACATACTCTCCCTGTGCTGGGATTTATAAACTTGGCAAATTTTAGAAGGAGACGAAAAGATGGAAGCAGTTGCGGAAAAAGGGAAGACGACAGTAAAGGCAAAGACGACAGTGAAAAAGCCTATACCAGAGGACACGAACTTTATGGTTGTGAGATTTCAGAATATGGAGTCCGCAAAGGTTCCTCTTGAATTCAGTGCTGGGGCTCCGATATCAAATGAGATCCGCAGCTATGTTTTAAAAGACGGGTTATGTTATAACCTGCCCGAAAGACTGAGGAACCATATCGCTGGATTGCATTATCCAGTATACAACAACGTGCCCGATCCGAACTTTCCAGACAGTGGTCAGTACAGGTCGATGCAGACGGGCAAGAAGTACAGGTTCGTTCTCTCTACGGTTATAGACGACAAGGATCCTGTTTATGAACACCTGAGAGAGAAGTTGAATTGCAAGATTTCACCTGCAATGCTCAGTGAGACTACAAAGGCTCCGAAGGCATCTGCAGACGTTTTGTCGGCACAAAAACAGCAGGAGCTGGTGAATGACAATACTAATCTTATGAAGAAGCTCGACGAGGTAATAGAACAGAACAAAGATCTGGCATTTTCGCTTAACAAAGCAAAGGGTGAAAACAAAGACCTGAAAAAGAGTATTGAAGTGAAGAAGGTTGAGGAGAAAGACTCTAAGAAAGAAGAGGATAAATCTTCGGACGACGATCTTTAAACGGAGTAGTTAATGGCACAGACATGGGACTTGACAGCTATAAGGGCAAAGGTGAGAAAGCTTACTGGTACGCCTTCAACGGGTCAATTGTCAAACAGCGACCTCGATAATTACATAGATAATTATTACAGGAACGTATTGCCGTTGCAGACTCATGCGACGGAGTTTGACAAGTTTGACGGCTCTGCGGGATTCACTGGTACGACTACGGCTGGTACGGGAGAGTATGCATTTGGAGCTGATGTGTTTGGTATCAGGGAACCAATCATATTTGACAGTGAGAACATTACGTTAAATCATGATTTTACCAACTTCATCAGGAAGTATCCTCCGAGTGACACTACACAGTCAAAGCCACAGGAAGCAGCGATCTTTGAACGGAAGCTCTGGCTCAGACCTCTTCCAGATAACAATAGCGGTTCAAACTATACGTTTGAGGCTCCGAAGATAGATAGACCGACTTCATTGTCTGCAGTTAGTGATGAGCCCGTTGACCAGTTGTACGGTCCTGCAATTGCGTATGGAGCATCGGTAGACATTCACATGGACAGGGGAGAAGACGAACAGGCAGCGAGTAGAGCAAGGGTACTTGAAGTTTATATGTCTTTGATTTTTAGAAAGGATATTGCCTCTGAAATTGGTCGTTCGGCAACACCTAATTTTTAAAGGAATAAATTATGACATGGGATGCAACAAAACCTGCGGGAAGTCAAAAAATAAGGCTCAGTGATGAGGAAATAAGGGCTAACTGGGCAGCACTTGAAGATGCCCTTGCGAGAAATCATAACTTTGCTGGTACTTTAGGAGGTGATGCTGGTGAACACACTGTAGTGGAGCTTCAGGATCAGGCAGGGAATCCAGCTACACCTGCAAGCGTAATAGGGCTTTATAATAATGCGGATAAATTATATTTCAGGCTTGCAAGCAGCGGCACTGTTACTGAAATAGCTGAGGCTATTCCATCTGGAACAAAGATGTTGTTTGTTCAGAATTCTGCGCCTACGAGCTGGACATTTGTCTCTGAAAATAACGATACGGTTTTTATCAATCAAAGCACGGAAGGCAATGGCGCAACCACAGGTGGCAGCTGGACTATATCAGGTGTATCGGTAGATGGGCATACACTGACGACATCGGAAATGCCAGCCCATACTCATACTGGTTCGTTTTCTGGCTCAGGCTCTGAAACAGGGGCGGGTGGCTCTGGTTCTAGTGTAAAAACCTCTGCCCATACAACAAGTTCTACTGGTGGAGGTGGCTCGCATACTCACAATATGACTCTGGGAAGTTCGTGGAGACCTGCATGGGTGGGAGTGATAAGCTGTACTAAAGATTAATTATGAATTATAAAAACGCAAACAAGTGTCATAAATGTCCGCAATCTAATGACGAAAAAGGATGTCCTCATTGGATGGAAATAACTATGACCAATGACTCTAAAGAGTTTAAAGTCGAGAAGGCGTGTGGTCATGTGTTAATGCCCAAGTTATTAATGATGACTGTAAATGCTGCCAATAGAACAACCGAGCAGGTTTCTGGAGTTCAGAATGAAATTGCAAATGGATTCCATACCTTGTCTAATTTGAAGTTGATTAAAACAGGAGGTAGTCAGTGGTAGTAGGCTATGAAGCTTTTCCTATAAGTGATTTTAAAAGTGGTCAGGTAAATGTAAGGGAGCCTTGGCTTGTTCCAGAGGATGCATTTGAGTCTCTCCAGAACGGGTTTATAAAAAATGGCGTTCTGCAGAAAAGACTCGGATATAGCCAGTGGGCAGAAATGGCTCATTTTGTATCTGCCGAAAACATAGCTGACACCAGCCAGTCAGCATCTCACACTCTTTCAAATCTCCCTGTCCGCTCGGGAGTAGTTGGAACTGTGGTTATTACAGATTCTGGCGGAGGACCTCAAACACTTACGGATGATGGTGAGGGTGGGTTTACTGGGGACGGCACGACAAGCACAATAAATTATACAACAGGCGCAATTGCTCTTGAGTGGGACGCAGTACCAACTGGTGCAGTTCAGGTAAGTTATAGCTTTGTTGACGGCAATGCTATAATGGGTATAGCAAATCACATTACACCTGTAGGGGGGTCAAACCTTCTCGTCTTTGATACCCAGAGAGTTGCGAAGTGGGATGTTTTAACCTCTGGGCTTAATGATATACCAAAGGCAGATAGATTTTCTGGAAGTACGAGTCAGTTTTTTCATTGGGCGAACTGGGCAGGGACGCTTTACTTTACTAATAACAGCGATGTTATTGATTCTTATAACGGAACAAGTCTTTCAAAGCCGACTGTAAATCTGGGCGCAGGGAATATTACACTTACCTGCCTGCTGGTGTTTGCATACAAAGACCATCTTGTGTGTTTTCGTACGACAGAAGACGGAACGCTTCATGCACAAAGAGCGAGGTGGGCAACCGCAGGAGGCATAGACTTTACTAATGATGGATTTGTGGATGCTCCTACATCTGAATTTATAAATGGCGGTGCGTTTCTTAACGATGAACTTGTTATCTTTTTCGAGAAATCAATTTGGTTGTTTAAACATACACAGAATGTAGACCTTCCTTTCAGGTGGGAAAAGATAGACAGCTTCAGCGGTTCACTTGCCAAACATTCAATATTGTCTTTTTCTAATGAAGTTAGTGCGGTAAGTGCTTCAAATGTTATTTCTACGGATGGATTAAGCGCAAGGGTTGAAAATTTAAAGGTACCCGACGCAGTACAGGATTTTGACCAAGAAAACTTTGATCTTATTTATTCAATTTTCTTGGAAGAACTTGATCTTCAGTTTATAAGCTACCCCAATGCGAACAGTACTACAAACGACAGGATGCTTGTCAGGAACAGAGTTAATAATACATGGTCTATATTTACTATAGGATTTCATTCTCTCGGGGGATGGACTGTAGATGATGATTTAACATGGGATGGGTTTGGAGAAACGACTTGGGACGAAGTAGAGCCAACATGGGATGCCAATACGGGTCAGGCTGGTTTTCCCGTAACACTTGCAGGGACAACAGCAGGAGTTGTTCACAAGCTTAACACTACGGGTGCCGACAACACTGCTGCCTTTGAGTTCTCCGTAAAAACAAAGAAACTCAATCCGTATGTAAAAAAAGGGTTTAAGGCGAGGCTTGGGTATGTTGACCTGCTTGTTGACAGGGATGATAGTGTCACCCTTGACGTAGCTCTTTTTATAAATGAAGATTCGAGTGCCTACCAGACTGACACATTAACATTTGACGACCCTTCTGACAGCAACGATGATAAGGTGTGGAAGAGAGTTTATTCTGGGGCAATCGGAGAGTTTCATTCAATGGTTTTGAGTAAAAGCGCTACAGGGCAGACACCGAAGATCCATGCAATAATTCCGTATTTTCTGCCAGTAAAAGGAAAGTTTGGAGTATGAAAGCTGATGACAAAAAGGTATTGCCACTTGACGAGCAGGCTATTCTATCCAGTGAGAACGAAGACCATGAACAGTTAAATGATTATTTCAGAAAGCTGATAAAATCTTTGCAGGAGATGTATTCTCATTTATCTAATATTATAAATATAAACGATGACCTTGACCGTGTGACTTCAGGTATTACAGCATCTACCACACAAACGCAGGGTCAGCAACCTTTAACTTCAACAATAAATGAGATTTCTACCGTAGCAAATGCAAACGATACAGTGACACTGCCGACTGCAAAGACAGGGCTGACAGCAGTTATTATCAATAACGGTGCAAATACGTTAAAGATATTTCCTGCAAGCAGTGATAATTTAGGTGCGGGTGTTGATACCTCTACGACTCTTGCAAGCGGAAGCAATGTAACGTACAGGGCATATGATATTACAAATTGGGAAAGCACATGATACTTTTCATAAGCAAATTTGGGGCATCGCTTCCCATCGTTTACCGTATGAGACGAGAAGGTGCAGAAACTGAGATTTATATTCACAATGATTTGTACCAGAATAATTATAACGGCATCATCGATAAGGTGCGGATTTCTGACCTGAAAAAAATGATAGACAAAGCAGACAAAATAGTGTTTGATTCGAACGTAGATTTGGGATCTCTGCAAGACTGTTTAGAAAATAAAACAATAAACCAAAGAAGGGGTCTACATAATTACGAATCCGACCCTGTAGAGGCAAAAAAGCTTGCGAAACAGGCTGGAATCAAGGTGAAAAAGGGAGCCAAGGGCATACAACTCGTTGCGGAGATGTGGTTTAACGGCAAAGAGCCTGTACTGTTTACTTATTCGTTACCGAATCAGTGCCTGCTTACAGGAGATTTGGGACAAAAGATGGCATCACAGTCTGTCTGTCTATGGGTTAAGCACGGGGCTGAGTTGCTCAAAAAGGAGCTGGAATCACTTGTGCCTATGTTGACCGACCAAGGGTATGTCGGAGCCGTTAGCGTCGATTGTACGGTGAATTCCAAGGATAAGAAGCCCTATTTCAACAACTGGAGGTTCGGATTCAGATATGACAGTATATTTTGCCTCTTGGCGCTCTTGAAGGTCTCAGTTACTGGGTTCCTGACAGAAGGATTCACAAAGGCTAATGATGGCTTTGCCTGTTCCGAGAGAGTAACTATACCGCCATATCCCTATGCGTCTAAGGAGCTTTTATCTCTGGCTGAGAACGTGAAGCTGAACATGGATATCAAGGATTCAAACGGGTTCTGGCTTCAGGACGTCAAAAGCGAAAACAACGAAGTCAGGTGTGCGGGATCCGACGGAGTTCTGGGGGTTATGGTCTCAACTGGCAGAAAGATCGAAGATGGGTTCGGGGATGTATACAAATCGATTCGGAAACTAAATATAGATGCACCACTTCAATTCAGAATAGATGGTGCGAAGGAAGCAAATAAAAAATACAAGAAACTTAACGATTGGAACATTTGTGTAAATTAAGGAGATAGCTATGGGACTTTTTGACGCATCACTCACCGAAATTGATGCAGCACCGTTTACTATTACCCCTATTGATACAAAAAGAGAAAGTCAGATAGGTCTTACTGACAGCCTTAGTAATCTGTTGAGGGGAATTACTGATCAAGGCGGAAGGGTTGACCCATATAGCGGAGATTTGACAGCTCAGACATCTGGTCTTGAGCAGAAATCGTTTGACTCAATAATGGATCTGTTTCAGTCTGGCGGGCAAACACAGAATTTTATACAGAACGCACTTGGTCAGTTTGATCCACAACAGACCATTGACAGGTTCAACGAATATCAACGACCCTTTGCGGAAAGGAACCAAGAGGAATCGAGAAGACGGTTGCTTGAAAGGTTTGCAGGAGTCGGTGGCTTTGACAGCGGGGCAAGCAGGAGAGCGTTTGCACGGGGAGAGACAGATTTTAATCTCGGGCTCCAATCACAACTTGGGAACCAGTTGAATATAGACCAGAAAAGACAGGATGCCAGAAACCTTACTGGTCTTAATGCACTTTTAGGCATACAGGATCAAGGGGTTCAGGGTGGTGGCGTGGAAAGAGGAATAGAGCAGGGAGGTCTTGACAGAATACTAAACGAATTCGTAAGGAGACAAGGTGCTGATCCGTTGCTTAATTTAACCCAAACAGCTTTAGGGTCAGATACATTTTCACCATTTATAAATCAAGGCAGCACAGCGATCGGACCAAGTGCAGCAAGTCAGATAGGTCAATTAATGGCAGGTGCGGGTCAACTGGCAACGGGTCTTGCTGCGTCTGACGAAAGATACAAAAAAAATATTAAACCACTTAAAAATGTATTGGAAACTGTTGATGAAATTCAAGGTGTTAGTTATAAGTGGAAAGCTGATGAATTTCCTGATAAAGAATTTAATGATGAATCTCAGATTGGTGTTATTGCCCAAGACGTTGAGAAAGTTTATCCAGAGCTTGTACATACAGATGCCGAAGGGTTTAAGTCTGTGAGATACGATCTAATGGCAGCAGTTCTAATCGAAGCTGTTAAAGAACTTAAAGACAGAGTTGTTGTTCTTGAGAAAGAGACACAGGACTCACTTATATCAGTGAACAGTTAAGGCAGGAGTAATATTATGGGACAACCAGTAATAGCAGGCGGGAATATAATAAGAAGACCGCAGGAGAATCTGGAAGGCTTACTTGGTGGCGTTGGGGAAATCATCGGTGCCATTCGCCAGCAAAGAGGGGATAAAGCGGTAGCTTCAGAGTTGGAAAATACTCTTGCGGGATTTGACCAAGGAAGAAATCCGCAACTTCCTGCAGCAGCACAGGGCTTTACTACTGCACAACCATTAATAGGTCAAGATAGATTAAGTGCAATATTGAATGCGAGTCTTGACCCGAGAGCAAGTAAAAAGCTTAGTGACAGGCTTCAAACGACAGCAACTATTATGGCTCCAAATATCATGCAGACCCTCTCTGATAAAGCTGCTTTGGAAAGAACTGAAGATCTTATTGAAGGCAGAGCTGCCGTGCAGACTGCCAGTGATAAAGCTGCTTTGGAAAGAACTGAGCTCACTGTTGGTAGTAAGAAAACCAATTATACTATTAACACTTATAATGACGATGGCTCAGTTAAGCAAAAACAACTCTTATCGCTTGCACCGACAGACATAGCAGGGGTACTAGCTAGTTTAGGTGATAACCAAAAACTTCTATTGGGAAATACAACAGTACCCAAAACAGGTAAACAGAATGCAATACGCACAAACCCAGATGGAACTAAATCCAAAGTCAAGGCAACGCTGCAAGAGATAGATAAAGATTCAAATTTAACGCTGGTAGAGCAAAAGGACAGGCTCGCAACACATATTAACGCTGCAGGAGGGATCAGTCTTGTTAATTTGGACAAACAAACAGTTACTCCTCTTGAAGAGGATCAAATTACTGGCGCTGAAATAGGCGGAGTTGGTGACCCGAGTTTTGACCCGAGTTTTGACCCGAGAGAGTCTTTCTTAAATGCAGAAGAAGTTGTATTGGGAACTGGTTTAATGTCAAAAATTAGAACTGGTTATGCGAGGTTGCTTGGTCCTTTTCTCGGTGGTGTTCAGGCAGGCGGAACCAGACAAATGACAACTGATTTAAATTTGGTTAGCCAAGCAATAATAGAAAGGCTTAGAATTAACAAGAATAGATTTACAGCGATAGAAAAAAATATGTTAGAAAAACTTATTCCAAATACTAAGTCTTTGTTGGAAGACCCAGAAGTTGTATGGGTCAAGCTTAAAGAGGCATCAAGGTATTTTGAGTTCCAAAATCAGACAGATAGGCGGAGATTACAAGGGACTTTAACTCTGAGTAAGAGAAAAGAAATCTTAGACGATGTATCACAACGAGATGCAGTAATAGCATTGATTCCGTCAATACCGATACTTGAACATCTCATAGACCCAACAACGCCATTAAACGCAAACCAGTTCAGGTCTTTAGGACAGATTAAGGTTTTTAACGACAGTGTTAAACTTGACGACCGTAGCCGATCTGATTGGGCAGCTATAAGGGCAAGAGCGACTGAATTGATAGGGAGAAGAAAATAAAATGGAACCATCAGAAGATTTCGGCACTCAATTATTAGAAGATTTAGACAAAAAGATATTAGGTGCGGAAGAATATGAGGCTAATCCCGATAGAACCAATCCTTTTGGAGAGAGTACGGACAGAGCCCTTCGGAATATCAATAAAGGAGTCGGTTTGTCGTTGGGAATCCCAAGCGCAATTGTTGACGGGGTTATTGCTACAAACCCTGTTAATGTAATGACTAATTTTCGTAAGGAAGTAGCCGAGCGTCATGGGTATACTACAGGAGAGCCTGAAAGCAACGAGGATATGGTAAATCCTTTTATATCAGGTCCAGAAATTTTAGATTTTTTTGAACAACAAAACATGACCTTTTCACCCGAGGATCAGCCTGACGAAATGAGCGATCGAATAGTTCAAAATTTAGGTGCAGCACTTGTTTTTGCTCCATACTTGCCACTTACGCCTGCAGCTTTGGCAGTTGAAGGCGGTGCTGCGTTTACTGGAGCGGTAACAGGAAAACTGCTTCAAGACAATACAGAGTTTGGTAGGGACAACCCAGACCTTGCAAGAGCGTTGGGAGAGATAATAGGAGGTATTGGAGGGGGGGTAAGCACTGCTAGTATGTTGGGAAGTTTACGGGCAATAAGAATGTTTATGAAAAATGGTGGAACATACGGCATGGTTATGAAGAAAGGAAAAAATGTACTAAAGAAAATTATTCCTACTAAAGAAGAAAGGGTAGGGGGAAGGATAAAGGGGACAAACCCAGAAATTGAAGCCAGCATACAAAATATAGATGAAGCAAATCAGATTGATGAGTTCAAAAACCTGTCGCCAGCGGAGAAAGCAGGCACAATAGGACCTGCAAGGCTGCAGGCAACTATAGAATCTACTTCGCCAGATATCGAATTACAACTCAGAACCCAGAGAAATAAAAATATTGAAGATCTTGAAAGAAAAACCGCTATTGAAGGTGACATTGATGATACAAGACGGATGCTTGAACTGAAACAGGCAAAATTGATAGACGAAGCAGGTGATGCTCTCAGGCTTATAAAGGATACAGACGATCCCGCAGCGATAAGCACTATAGTTCAAGGTAAGCTGAAAACTATGTATGATGACTTTAGAAATGCTGAAGCAAAGCTATGGAATAAGCAACCAAAGTCGTTAATAGTAGAAGCAGATGGATCGGAAATAAACAAGTTTTTTATTGAGGTGCAAAAAAAGCTTAAAACTGACACTGGAAGTTTTAAACAGGATGTTGATGCTGCTTTGTTTCAAAAACTTGGAACTAGACAGCCAGTCATGACGGGAAAACAGGGTAGACCAGAACTTAAATTGCAAGGTGGTGAATTATTTGTACTAAAAAAGAATGCAGATGGAGAGCTTGTTAATTCCGCAACGGTACAATCAATGCACAGTTTCTACTCAAAACTGGGAGAGAGAATTCAAAAGCTATCAACAATAAGGGGTCAAGCTGCTAAGATAAGACTGTTAACCCAAGCTAGAAATGCTATTTTTAAGGATTTAGACCGAGCAGGTGCTGGTGAACAATATAGAAAGCTCATAGACTTCAGCAGGGTGGGCAACAAGAAGTTTACACAAGGGGCTGTTGGTAAAGTGTTGGGTTTTGAAAGAGGAGACATTCCTTTTGAAACGCAGTCGCTTGATATCATCCTTGGCAGTGGTGGAGAGATTGGATTACAGAATGCAAAGCAGGCTCTTAACGCCAGTCCGCAGGCAAAGATTGATATGGGTAACTTCTTAAAATCCAAATTTGCTTTATATGCAAAGAATGAGCTTAATGATAAGGTTAACGTAGATAGAGGTCGGCAGTTTATGAGGAAGCACAGAGAAACACTAGACGAACTTTTTCCTGAAGTAAAAGCAGAGCTTGATAATGCCATTACTACCCAAGCAAGTGTTGATGAAATTAGTGGGGTTGGACAGATATCAAAGGCAACCCCCCTCCAGAAGGAGAGGTATGCAGCAGCGTTCTTTCTGAATCAGAATCCTAATGAGGAAATGGATAAACTTTTAAGACTTGGAAACATACAAAGAACAGAGTTTTTAACAGATATAGTTGCAGAAGTTGGTAAGGATAAGTCTGGTAGGGCGTTGGCGGGGCTTAAAAATGCCTTCGGACAGGAACTGGTGAAATTCTCAAGAAAAGCTGCTACTGATGGAACTGATGTTATCAGTGGAACTAGAATGATGACAAGATTAAACCAGCTTGAAAAAACAATTTTAAGCTCAAAGCTTCTTACGCCAGAAGAGTTTGGCAGGATGAAGCGAATTGCCGAAGCGTTCAGGAAAATACAGTTTGTGCAAGCAGCGGAACCTTTAAGCGGAGGAGTTATAGATGATCTCACAGGAAAGCTGTTGTCTATCCCCCTGAGAGGATTTGCTGCAACTGCTGGTGGTCGCCTCGGTGGCAATCTTGGTGGTATGGGTGGTGGTCTTCGTACTGCAAATATATTCAGTAAAGAAATGGACGCATTTTTACAGGGGTTTACAAACGATGGTGCTAAAGCACTTCTCATTCGCAGCGTAGTTGATGAACCATTAATGAAAGATTTGCTCACAAACGCATCGAAATTAAAACCTAAAGCAAGAACTGCTTTATTTGAAAGAATTAAAGCGAAGGCAAGAGAAGCGGGTATAGCTGTTGGCACTACTCCATTAAAGTTGAAAAGGGGTGTGGGTGACGTTGTACATGAAACGGTAACTAAGGTTCTTAATGAGCCGCCAGCATCTGCATTTACGCCAGCAGCAGCCACTGTGTCAGAAGCTACAAATCAGGATATCGTTCAAAAAAGGGATGAAGAACTGAGAGAGTCTGCTGTCATTAAAGAAGAGATACAGGAAATGGTGAAACAAGCGTTACAATAACAACTTTTATTTCAATGTATATTTTTATAGCAAGGAGGAGACAAGTATGAAACTGAAGAATACTATATTTGCAACCCTTTTAGCAGGAGCAGTACTCCTTCCTGCTGGGATGTCAAAAGGTGCCGACAGGAATTACGGGT